GTGAGGATTGAAACAATGATATTTAATGAAAAGAGAGAGTTAAATTTTATTGGCTGAGAAAAATATCAAGAGTGGGAAAAATGTGTCAAAAGTTGAAAGCGAAGCTGTTAAAAAGATGATGAAGAAAATTGCCGCTAACGCGGTATGTATAGGACTATACAATTTTAACAGTTTTGTTATTTCGCATATCAGTGATGGAGATTTTACAACAATAAAGCCTGAATGGAAAGACGCTAGAATTGGGTTGTCAAAAAGTTTTGGGCAATAATCAATAATGAGGGTGAAGATCTTATAGACATTTTAGATCTTGAAGGGATTGAAGACGCGGTGCGTTTTACACTCTTTGAATTAGAGGGTGAAGAAAATGAAGGTTAAACCGATTAAAAGAATCAACATTCCAGATTCTACTCGAATTAACTTTGTCGACAAGCGCACCACCATAAAGGAGACTTTATCAGATGGAACAATCAATTTTTACGACCTCGATTCTTCTCTACTCTGTGAGGGGTATTTCACAAACCGAATTAGAGGAGAGTTACAGAGAGTGGAAACAGAGAAAGTTGTCTATTATACTTTCACTTTTAACAATGGCGACAAAACGCACTATCGCAACTTTTACACGTTACGAGCTAGACTATAACTTCTATTTATCTGGTATACCGCCGTAGACTATAACACAACACGCAATATAATATAATTTGATAATACCACATAACATTACACTTCAAACAAATAACACAAAAAAGGAGATTTTAAATTATGAAGAAATTTGAACTGGTATCTGGAGACGAAAAATGCGTAAAGCTTGTAAAAATCAATGGCACGACAGCACTTGCGAGGGATGCAAAACCAGCTGGTAAGCTGTTAGGAATTGTAGTAGGTACTGATGATGTGACAGAAAAAAACACTTACTATCTCTGTATGGAAACTGAAGAAGGTTTTGGAATCTACGCAACAGGTGTTGCACGTGAAATTGATAAGATTGCTGATTTGTTAACGGAAGCGCAAGCTGACGGTCATGATTTCATCATTGAGTGTACAACAGGGATTTCAAGAAACTCTGGACAGACATTCTTCAAAATCATGGTAAGAGGCTTTTAAACATGGCAAACGGTCAACAGTGCGGTTGACAACCAAATAATGAACGGAAACTAATCAAGTTTGTTCGTTTTTTTGCATCTATAAGGGGACTGGAAACAGTCCCTTTTATAATTCCATAATGTTAACAATTTGTTCATAAATTATCTTACATTTGTTCATATTTATATGTTAAACTAAAAGAAAAAACGAAAGTGAGGTAGTAATATGTATTTGGAAAGCCGATTATTAGAACTTCAGCACGCTATTGTTTTGAGAGCATTAGACGATATCAAAACACCCGTTTTAAGACTCAAGTACTATAGAGAAGTTAGAAGCTCACTCGAAGTATACGCGCCACTGTATCACATGACAGCTGATCAAATGATACAAAGGGCAATCGCAAGCGGCTACATTGAGCCTTTTACAGAAAGAGAGATTGAGGAATATGGCAAGTAAACAAAAAGAGCGTGTTGGCGAAGTCCAACGTGCAAAAGGGATTTTATATGACGTGTCTAATGGAAAGTATGTGTTGCTCAAGAAACACTACACAAAAGATGAATCGCTTCTGTTGCTTAGAACGTTAGGCAAAAGAGCACAAACCAGACTTGCAACCCTTAGAGAATATTTCAGTGAACGCGGTAAACGTTACACAGGTGAAATCAACCCTATCTACGACAGATATAAAGGGTTTGACATTAAGTATCAAGGCTTGTCCTTGCAATCGATTCAGAAAAAAGTATCAACCGCCATCGAGATATTAAATGCGAAACAATCAACTTATACGGGATATAGACAACTACAAAATAAGGCATACCAGAAAATGATAGAGAATCATCCAAAACTAAAAAATTTATCTTTTGAAGATTGGAAGAAAATGACGACGTACATGGGTGCGTGGCAGTCAGCTCACGAGGGTGAACAGTATGATAGTGAGCAGTTGCTTGCTTATGCTAACTGGGCTGGAAATACACTAGGTAGTGGCTTCGATGGATTAGCAACAATGAATCCGGAAGATGTTGACCTTGACTCATGGTTTTTAGATGTACAACGTGAGGGCAGTTCCGGAGAGTGGTTATCTCTTGATCAAGATTTTGACGATATTTAAGTGAGGTGCGAACAATGGCAAAACGAAAAAAAAAAATTTCATACTGCAAAAAGTTTCTTTGTTTTGACATTGAAACGACGCACGAACACATAGAAGAAGATTGTGACATAATCTACACATGGCATTGGTCCGTAATGGATAGTGACTATAACTATAACACGTGTTCATCGTGGTCAAACTTATACGACTATTTTCATAGCCAATATCAAACTTTTGCAACTCAAGGCGAAAACCGCTTAATCATATATGTGCATAACTTGTCCTATGAAATGGAAGCTATAATTAGAAACCTTCAGGGGCATACCATGACAGGCGGCTTCTATATGGACACTCACGAACCGCTATATTTGATCATTGACGATGTTTTGGAATTCAGATGTAGTTACAAGCTTACTAATAAAGGTCTTGCGGCTTGCGGTAAAGATGTAGGACTCGAAAAGCTTGAAATGAACTATAAAGATATCGTAAAACCTGGTGAAACGTTGCCGCAAGACAAAGAGCGCTATACATACCGTGACGTTGAAATTATGGTGGCAAAAATCCACCAATTGGAAGAACAGGAAAATAAACCGTTTTACGAGTTCCCTTATACAAACACTGGTTTCTTACGTGACGAACTTCGCGCCATTATGAAAAAAGATGCAAAGTGGATGAAGATGTTTAGAAACACTTCACTTGACTACGATAGATATGTTATATGCCGAAAAGCTTTCATGGGCGGCTACACTCACGCTAACTACATGTACGCGGGGCAAATCATGGAAAACGTTGATAGTTACGACTTTGGCAGTGCGTACCCGTTCGCCATTGCGACAGAAAAGTTTCCTGTTGCCCCTCTTAAGCGTTTACCAAATGCGAATATTTATGACTTAAAACGTTTGCTTAACACAGATAACTATTTATTCATATGCACAATCACAGCAAAGAACGTTCGCTCAAGGGGGACGATGACTTATCTTTCATCTTCGCATTGCGAAGTATCAAGTGACAGTGTGTTAGATAATGGACGAATTTACAAAGCCGACATGATAAAGACAACATGCACTAGCCTAGATCTTGCTATTATTTTGCGAATGTACAAGATTGATGCAATCCGAGTAGATGAATGTTACTATTGTAGAGCTGACTATTTACCATCTGGCATTGTTTGCACAATGCTAAAGTATTACAACAACAAACAAAGTTTAAAACATGTAAAAGGCGAAGAATTAAACTACGCAAAAGCAAAAAACCGCGTAAATTCCTTTTATGGTATGTTTGTGCAAGACCCTATTCACGATGTTGTTACACTTGACGGCACGAAGTGGACTTTAGACCACTGTGCTATCACAAACAAAGAGGAAATTTCCGCACAGCTTGTAAAATTTTACAAATCTTTTAGGAGTTTCTTACCTTATCAAATTGGAGTTTTCATTCCCGCGTGGACACGTTATCATTTAATGCATGATATAGTATCAAAGATTGATAGAAACGTGCTCTACTGTGACACAGACAGTGCAAAAGTTATCAATCGAGAAGAATGTATAGACGTAATAAACGGGTATAATGACTATGCAAAATATAAAATAGACTTAGCAATAAAACGCTATGGTTTAGATTATAAACTACCAGATTTAGGAATTTTTGATTGGGAAACTGAAAAAACAGGTGCATGGTTGAAATTTAAGACTTTTGGCGCGAAGAAATATATATATCAAGATACTGATAACAAATTGTATATGACCGTGTCGGGACTCTCAAAGAAAGCTGTAAATTATCTTTCATCAATCGAAGATTTTGAAATTTTTACAACTTTTGATAAAGATGTATCTGGGCGTACGATATCCCACCCAACTACAAACGCAATCGAAACTTATGACAATGGCGGCACATGGATAGAAGATACAACATATACTCTAACAATCTCACCCGAATATGGAGTTTTGATTGGAATAGACGTTTATAGCATCAAGCCGACAATAATAACAAAAGAAGGGAAGAAAGAAAATACAGATGTAGATATAAGTAAACGTTTAGAAAAATTTACGGTGAAAACCAAACACTTATCACCCATTATATTAGACAAGATAGGAGAATGACATGGAAATTGAAAATCTTTATATAACAGTAGGTGACGAAACCTACATAAATATCCCATCACTATATACTTTAAACGCTGATGTTTACATTGTTTTTGGTGAACGTTCGGCGGGTAAAACATATTCAGTTTTTAAAGGATTGTTTGACGACTATAACGCGACAGGTGCGCAATTCGTTTACATGCGTACACGCGAAGATTATCTTATTCGTGGTAGAGCGTGGGGCGCTGTCGCCAATATCAAGCCGTATGTTGAAAAAACACTATGGAAAGAAGAAGCGAACTTGAACTACTATAGTGGTGTATATAGAAAACAAGAGTTGGGACGAAACAACAAATGGATATATTCGCCTTGCGGCTATAGCTCATCAATAGCATCATGGATGAAATACAAAGGTAACGGCTACGATTCAGTTAAAACTATATTTTTAGATGAATTTATCGAAGATGTTGACACGGCAACAATTATACCGCTTTCCAGAAACGAATTTTTGAAAGGCTATAGTCAACAGTTATCAACCATAGTCAGACGACGTAAAGACGTAAAAATTGTAGCATGTGCAAACAGCATCAACCCCAAAAGCCCTCTTTTTGATTATTACAACATTGATGCACGTAAACTAGAACAGGGAAAGGTTTATATTTTCAACCGCAAGCTTGAGGACGGTGACACACTGAAAATTTGTGTTTTATATACCGAACCGCCCAAAAAGGCTCACGTTTCAAAACATCTTGCCGTTTATGAGTCCCAAACAAACGACATGACTATAAACGGAGCTTGGCAAGAGGAAGTCTATCCTACTATTTATAATCACTTATCATGGAAGTGGTACGCGGAGCTAACAGTAAAAACCAACCGTGTATATATAGCAGACTTTGGAATAACAGTTATTTTTCCAGAAAAACAACGTTGTCCTATGGTAATTGTAGATGGCAAATACAAATCAAAAAACAATATTCTTACAAATGAGCTATATTTACCGACAACTCGAAAATTGATAGATTGGATGTTATACTACAAACGCACCTCACAAATCTGTGCAAGCTCAAAAGATGCAAGCGAAAAATTTAATGACTTGATCAAACGTGTACTTATTGACAGAAATTGAATATATGTTAAACTATAGTTAGGGGCTACCAGACAGACCGCGAAGACCGGGGTAGCTGTGCAACTGTCAGCACGGGCGTGGAGACACGCCCACCTTTTAGAAAGTGAGGTGTTATGATGGATATTAGTGCAGTAACGCAAATGATAACAAGTGTTGGCTTTCCTATCTGTATGACGTTAATCTTATGTTACTACATCAAGTATCAAACGGATGTACACAAAGAGGAAACAAAAGAGCTTACTAGTGCTATCAACTCATTAAGGGAAATGATATCAGAGATTAAAACCAAATTGGAAGAAGGTGTAAAAGAATGACATATTATGAAGTTATCAAAAAAGCATTATATATGTTTTATCACCGCGACGAATACGCATATTTTTATGGTGCAAAAGGGCAAGTCCTAACCGATGAAGTAATGAACACGCTTATCAGTCTTGAACCAGCGTATTTCTCAAAGTATACAACGCAAGAGTTAGCCGCTTATAAAACATTCTCGCGTGGCAAAATTGGATATGATTGTAGCGGCTTCGTTTCCGCTGTTGTCGGTGTCGCAAATTACAGCACTGGACACTATCATGACGGAGCAGAAAAGACAACACCTCTTTTAGGTACCGAGGGCAATGGACTATATACAACTTTTGGCGGCAAAGGTAGACATGTGGGAATTGACATTGGATACGGCTTTTTCTTACATATGCCAAAAGAGGGGCAGACAATCACTTTAGGCAGAATTGCAGAATATGATTGGGAACACAGTTTTCACTTTGCTAATATTAACTATGAGGGGGCGAAAGCATGATTGATATTGAAAAAATGGTAGCGACATTAAACATTCCAGACGGTATGACAGTCGATGAAATGCGAAAAGTTGTTGTTGACGTGCTTGATATGGTACGCGCTTCAAATGACGAAGAAAATACAATCACAGCAGAAAACGCAAATTTGAAGTCAGAAAACGACAGACTTAGCAAGCAGAATTTGGAGCTGTTCAACCGTGTAACAACTTCGATTTCTCCATCTCCAAAACTTAAAGAAGATGAGGAAGAAGAAAAAGAGGAAGTTACAACAGACGACATTTTAAGCTATTATAGCTAATATAGAAAGTGAGGTATAAAAGTATGGCAAAAACAACAACACCGCTGTCAAGCGCACAGCGCGGAGTAAATCTTTTTAACGATGCTAGAAAGAATTCCTCAAACGAATACATGAGGGCAACAGGCGAAGTTACCGTGGCGACTTCTATTAGTCACGCCATGACACCAATTGTAAAGTATGCACCATTTATGAATGAGTTTCTTCACTATGTTGTAAACAAGATTGTCATTCAGTCCGTGGAATCTAAGATGTATACCAATCAGTATGCAATGCTGAAAAAAGAAGGTTTTCCACTTGGAACTGATATGGAAATGAACTATGTCAATCCTGCCATGGGGCGCGACTATGATATTTCACTCGGAGCGACACTTTTAAATGTCACCAAACCAGACGTTAAAACTTGCTACTTCCGACAGAACAGAAGAAGGCAGTTCCCAGTCACTATTCCACGTGAACTGATGGAAGGTGCTTTCACGTCATGGGAGCAGCTTGACAGTATGGTAACGGGCATGGTGACAAGTCTTTTCAGTGGGAACGAGATTGAAGAAGAAAACCTTATCAAGAAGTTGATTCAGACTTCCGTTAAAAACAACGTAGTAGTTAAGAAGGAAATTCCATGGGATGAGGCTGACCCTGCCGCTTCATCTGTCGACTTTATCAAGACCATTCAGAAAATTGCACTTGATATCACACATGCTTCAAGTGACTTCAACAACTATAAGGCATATGCAACAGCACAGGGAATTGCAGACGCGACACCTGCTATCACATGGACACCATCTGACAGTTTATATTTGTTTATAAGAAGCGACGTTTTAGTAAATTGCAATGTTGAAACACTCGCGGGTGCTTTCAACATGAGCAAAGCTGACTTAGTAGGACGTGTCACACCATTCCCTAACTTTGATTATCTGGATTTTACATCTGCAATTGATCCAGCAACAAAATATTGGAAAACTATCAATGATGATCAAAACATTCTTGCAGTACTTGCAGATGTTAATACTTTCGAGTACCGCGACAACTTAAGTACAAGTGGTGACTTCTATAATGCCGCAGGAATGTATCAGAATCAGTACTTGAACGTGTGGCAGACATACGGTATCAGACCGTGGGGAAATGCTGTTGCAATTTGCAAAAATGCTTAATAGAGGGGGATAATATGACAACTGTATACTTGTTTGATTCGCCATTTGACGACAGCGGTAAACACTTGTTAATCCCAGCAGAAAGAAACGCTGAGGGGTTTTTAAAAGAACTTCTCAGCGTTCTTCCGTATAAACGCTACGATAATGTAACGTGGGAAAGACAGGGGCAAACTTTCCGCTGTCCAGTAAGAGCAGATGAAATAAAACGCTATAACTACATGGCATATCAAAATGAATCACGCATTGAATTTGCGTATATTATAGATTATCAGTATGTTAACAATAAACTGACATATGTAAATACGTCTGTTGATTATTGGGCGACTTACCTTGATAAATTCACATTCCATCCATCACCAGTCATGAGACAGCACCCAGCAAGTGACGGACTCTTTGCAAACTTTTACCCCGAACCAACACAAGTTGACAGGTGGGAAATTGCACGAACTGAATATGGTTTTTCAAAAGATGATGACGACTCCGTTTATCTCATGACCGCAAACAATACGGACACCTATGAAAATCGTTCAAGTGATTTCTACGCGGCAATCGCAAATTTTGCCATGGGCGATTACGGGCAAATCAATAATTTCTTTTCGTTGGTATCTGTCAACCCTTGCGAATGTGGCGGCATAGTCCAAAGTAACACAAGTAAGCTGTCAAGAGCACAAGCGTTAGAAGTAGTTAAACGCTATGCAAAGTGTGGTAGACAGGAAGACATAATTGGAGCATATCACGTGCCAAAGTTTTTTGCCACTGACATAAGCGGCGAAAATCTTGATAAGGTTGACAACAGGACAGGAGAGTTTGAGTTGGTGCAATCCTTTGTTGAAAAACCTTTGTGGAATAAGCTTTACACTTCCCCACAATTTAACAAGTTAACAGTCAATTGCGGTGGAAGTGCTAAAGAATATGATTTCCGTTACTTTGATGAGTCTGCACTACTTGCCAAAAAATTTAAATTCAAGTGGGCGGCTAATCAATCACAGTTAGGCGGTATTGTTATAACACCAGAGCAGTACGGAAACGGAACAAACGGAGACTATTCGCTTGCAAGTAGTACGTGGGATAGTGTGCAGTTATCGACTACACAGCTAAACAATAGCGGTGTTATGCGTGACTTTGGAAACTTTGGCGTTGCGTCAATCGGAAATCTTTTTTCACTTGACATTAAAGGTGAGCTGCAAGCCGCGGAAACTTTTGCAGAAAATTTGGGTGCAAAATTTGAAGAATCAGACCTAACAATTGGAAATCCTACTGGAACTATCGCAATGTATAACGCTCTTTTCCCTATGATTTCAGTAGCATGGTACTACCCGTCTTTGCAAGATATCAAAAAGTTTAACAACTATTTTTGCATGTATGGTTATAATTACAATGGAAGTTTAGCAGATATCGTTATTGATTCTTTACCAATTGTAAACTACGTACACACAAGCGGGGCAATCATCACCGCGGAAAATGCACCGCAAAACGCAATCGCATACATGGCAAACAGGCTTGATAACGGTGTGTGGTTTTGGCACGGTATCGGAAATTACAAACACACTGACAAGATTCTCGAAAATCATTTTCCGGAAAGTGAGGGCGGTTGATATGGCAACATATATTGGTGAAGCTTCAAAAGATGAAAACGGCAACCTCTGGGGCGGCAGAGACGGAGATCAAAACGGACTAGAAGTCCGTGTGACAGGGTGGTTTCCGCAAACTGGAGACGGTAGGCGCTGGGATTGGGTTGCACGTATTCGCAACCGACCCGACGTTGCCCGTGCAATTGCAACGCTTATGATAGAATCATGTGATAATCAAAATGTTGGATATAACCAACATAGACGGGAGACTTTTACAAATGAGTGTCGAAAAGTCGGGTGGAAACCTAAAGACGTTAAAGTACCTTGCGCAACTGACTGCTCTGCTCTAGTTGCATGTATTTTAAACTGTCTGAATATTCAAGTCAGCACGGGAATGAATACAAACAGTGAACTTGGCGCTCTGACAAACACGGGACTTTTCGACATATTGCGTGACAGTAAATACCTAACAACAGGCGACAACTTACAAGTTGGCGATATTTTACACATGCCTGGGCATACAGCAATAGTTGTTCAAAATTCAGAATCAACACAGCCTGTTCCAGAAGAAAAAAAAGAAGATGAGCAAGTGGGTGCGCGAATGTGGATAAATTGGCAAGTTTTCGAGTCGGGTAAAGAATATTCAGACACTAGTGGTTGGTATATAAATGGTGATAAGGGGAGGGCGTATGGACGATATCAATTTGATTATCGTTACGGACTAGTTCCTTTTATGCAATTTTGTATACAGCACTATCCAAATCTTTTTAGCGGCTTTCAACCATACATTGATTTGGGTGTCGGCAATGAGCAACTTGTCAGCAACATCGGTTTAAAACAGCTTTTCATTGATTACACAAACAACCACTTGTCAGAATTTTCAAAAATGCAAAACTGGGCAATGTTTAATAACTATTATAGTCTGATAAGAAGTGAAATACAAAAACATTTGGGATATGACGTATCAAATGTTGGTGCGTATGCCGTGGGGACTGCCGCAAGTATTGCCATCCGTGATAGCGGATATTGGGACGCTGTGAAAGATATCTTCACGGGCACAACAGGAAAAGAGAGAGAAAGTGATTGGATAAAATTGGTCATGGCACGTCAAAACGCTAAAACGGGTGCAAATGACGGCAATCGTTGGACAACTACACAGTATAACCGCGTCTTTGCCGACATGCAAGCCCAAACAGGCGTTATCCAAATTGGCGAGGGTACAATTTCAGACTCAGACTCGAAAGCCCCTGTCAATCCGGCTGGTGGAAATGCTGGAAGCGCAACAGGTAGCGGTACAACCGAGGTTGTACAACCAACAACACCGCCCCCACCAATCGGGGGGATAGATGCTAGAAGCATGTTTTGTCCGTATTGGTCTTTGAAATACTTTGCGAATGTCTTGCCGTTCAAAACTGATAATTGACAATGACCGCCAATATGGTACAATGTAATTAGTAGGTTGAGGGTTGAGGGGTGAGGGGTGAGGATGAAGGCCAACGCTCTATTTTCCATATTCCACGTGGAAAGTTAATAATAGAAAGTGAGGTGTATGAGTTTGAAAAGAAATACTAAAAATCAGAACACACAAGCGGAAAATCTGCTGACGATTGGACTATATTACAGTTTTCTTCGTAGGATTGCTGTTGATGCGTGGACTTTTGAAGGTTTACCGTTTGAGGATGATGATATTTACAGACACGCGAATTGTATATTGAATGAAAATTTTGTGCTCGGTAAGCTGGGGGGACTATGGAAGGAATCTGAATTTTTTGTTGTTGGTGAATGTGTGGCGGCAAGCACACTTACATGGTACGGGGGCGCGACAAAGTATCAGTGTCAGACGTTTACGAACAGTGTTACTAGAGATATTAAAGAAGTTGCGACGCTTACAGCTAGCCTATCCCCGTTTACAAATTACGACATTGTTTCCATTGACGGCTTATGTCGGCACTTTGCGGCTTTGTTGTATGAGTGCGACAGGTGTATAAATGTCAATTTGAAGGCACAGAACACACCAGCTATTCTTAATGCACCCGATGGACAGGAATTAACATTTGCCAATTTATATGAACAGATTGCTGGACACAAACCAGTTGTATATACAAGAGATATGTCACCTTTAAAAAGTCAGTATGATGATATTAGACAAATCGTATACCAGACACCAGCACCTTTCGTTGCCGGAAGTGTCGAACAGCTAAAGGCTATGCTTATGTCGGATTTTATGTTTATGCTGGGTGTCAATGGGCGAACACAGTCTAAAGTTGCACAAGTTTCAAGCCTTGAAGTGATGCAAGACGCACCTACTTTAATGGTGCTAAGAAATAGTTACGAGACGGCAAGACAGAATTTTTGTGATCAATGTAAAGCGAAGTTCGGGCTTGATGTTAAGGCAACGTTTAATGACAGAGTAATTGGTGATGCTGGTTTGTTAGACCAATTCACGGTTATGAATACGAACCGTGACACCGTGGAAACTGTGAAAAACGCTGGTTTGGAATCTCAAGAAAAGGGGGCTGATAACAATGACAATTCCAATGATTGATACTAATTTTGTAGACAATGACAAGTATTGGTATGATGTAGGGGCGGCTTATACGCTCCATGTCTATGATATTTTGCAGAATGCTCAAGTCGGAAATGACAGAAAGTCTAATAAGAGCTTGTTTGATAATTATGATTTTGCGGCTTTTGGGCTTGACGATTATCAGCTTTTCAGTGAGGATTTTAGAAAGCCTATTAACGATATGATCATTCGTCATTTTCTGGAGTGGGAAATTGGTTATGAGACAGACTTTTTGTTTCGTGAGCACATGAGAGGTGATATGGCGCGAATTATGCCCGAACTCAATATCAAGCTTAAAGCAAGGTTTGAAGCTTACAACACGGAGAAAATGTTTGAGACGGAAAACAGCAAAAGCGTTCATACTTCCGATGATTGGCACAAGTTTCTTGATACACCGCAAGGGCAAACGGATTTACTCGATGACAACTATCTGACAAATGTATCAAAAAATCACGTTGATGATTCTACCACGCACAGCGGTTCAAGTGGGACTGCCGCGGCTAATGCACAGACTTATACAAGTGCCGTGTGGGATTTTGAGACGGAAATTTGTGATAAACTGAAACATAATTTTTTGGGGTTGTTTAGGTGATTGACGAAAGCGGAACTTGTGTTATAATGTGAGTAGAATTATGAAAGTGAGGTGTAATATATGGCAAATATACCTATTATCAACCCGCCCGACAAAGAGCATTTGGGCTTTTGTTGGCATCATCAATTTACGATTCCTTTACTTTTTGATGATTGTTTAAGCCTTTTACAGAAAGTTTGTGCGCTTTGGGCGAAGTTGAATGACGTTATTGACGCATTGAATGAATTTAATGTCGAATTTAATGCGTGGGCGAAAAGTGTAGAAGAATCTTTAAAAGATTTGTATGCAAAGTATGAGTCACTTGATACTAGAGTAACGAATATCGAAAATGAGTTAGAGTCCATCCAAAACGAATTAACTAATATCAAAAATGACATTTCAAATATTGAGCAACGTTTAGATAATGTAGAGAATAGAATTTCAAATGTCGAAAATGAAATTACAGATATTAAACAATCAATTTCCAATATTGAAAACTCCATTACTCAGATTCAAACTGACATGACAGCGTTAGAAGCTAGGGTGAAAAAGTTGGAAGATTTGTTGAAGAATCTTAACATCATTCCACCTCAGACAATTCTTGATTTAACCAACAATGATTCAGTCTGGGCGACCGTTTGGGGTGCATGGTGGGACTGGTTTTGCACAAATGTTATTGACTTCGTAAGCGGTGACAGTAAATCAAACTGGGAATTATCCAACAATTTAAAATGGCATGACACAGTGACAAAACCGAAACGAACTATTCAAATAGGCTATTTAGGACAACCTGTTGCTCTTGTTAAGTTACCATTCATCGCGGTACGAAAAAGCGTCTGGACTTCTAAACCAACCATTGAACAAATAAAAACCGTTGCACCAAATTTCAAGGCTGATGCTTTATACCCCGCTAATGGTTTTTTCAACCTTACATTAACACAAGAGTTTGGATACACGATGGATGAAGTTAAGCTTATGACAAGTTACATTCCTTTTTTAACTAAAGACAGTATCATTGTTAAAGTTGATAATAAGTGGGCATATACAAGTTTTGCTGTACAAGCCGATGTACGTTTACAAATTCCAAAAACTGGAACTAATGCAAAACTTGCAATTGTGCCACAAAGCATTACCTTAGCGGCTGTACCAAATTCAGAAGATGTATCAATTGCAACAGCTTGGGATTTATATATTTATTGTATCGCTGAGAATGGTTAATTAGAAAGAGAGGTATTATATATGGATTTATTGAAATATTTGGAACCAATGAAGAATTTACCAGACAGGTTTTCCAATCTTGCGTTTTGGCGTGGGATGAAAAAGCTGAGGGATGAGGTTGTAAATGCGTTCGAGTATGTGGATGGTTGGGGGAAGAGTGTTGAGCTTGATATATCATCATTACAGAAAACAAAGATTGTACGATATGCTAGTGAATACATTGACGATCGCCCCACTGTGAGCGTAGTTTACAATCTGGATGACCATTATTGGCATGGAAACGTTGGCAATCTTTCACTTAGCAAAGAAGGTAATGATATTGTCATTCCACAGGGGTTCACATTCAAGGCTTTTAAAGTAGATGGCACATTTGGTACTTCCATTTTTTTACCTTTTGGAGATTGTATTATTGATACCACACCTGCTAAGACTATTTCATTGAACAATATTCATAGCACCAATGTGACATATAATTTCAATAATGATCCGCTTATTGCGAAAGACATTTTTATATACGGCTATGGCGTGAAGTTCGGTTCTTAATAAATACAGCCACCAAATGGTGGCTGTATTGTTTGTTATTTGGTTGGGAAGGTTATTTCAAGAAGATAGCTAAGGGATGTTAAGACGAATGTCTTCCTTATAAGCTCTTTTGAGGTTTCAACCTTTTGTACTTCTTGGAAGAAAGATCCAATCATTCGTTTTGCTGTCTTGTCCTTGCCGTATTTGATAAGTAACTCTGAAATTTCATCATACATCTGGTTTTTCTGGTTTGTGGTTAATGCATCCATGGTCAAGCCTCACTTTCTGTCTTAAAATAATTACGCACTAAGACTTCGTCATATTTTGTATTTGAAAAGTGCTCTAAAATTTCATGCTCTGCTAACATTGCCGCGTCTTGCGGACTATTTGCATATAATGCCATTGCCATTACAGTTTCATGATTGCGCTTAAATAATACATGATATCGTCTCATATTTACTCCATTTCTCACCGTCAAGCCGTTATGACAGCTATGATATTAGTTTAGTATGTTAACGTTGGTCTACTGTATCTACGTGATTCATGTAAACCTGTTGCGGGTTCAACGTATGAACTCCATACACCATTGACAACATTTGACATTGATAATTGCAAATCTAAGTATTTGCGCATTTCATAAGATATTTCATTATCATAATATTGCGATGTCATATCACGCATGAATTTACGTGCTCTAGCTTCGTACGTATGCCCTGTTTTACATTTACTTAAGTCTGCTAGCGTTCGCTTTAGTTCGCGGTGCGCTTTAAGATATACCTGTCTCTTTTTATCTAACATGTCAAAGTCGATATTTGCAAGGATTGCAAGGCTAACGTGATGCCATTCGGGATTCATAATTGCATGTAAGTGCTTGCGGTAGGACTCTGAAACTTTCTTTTCTGGTAATGGGGCGATTATTACGCTATCGGTGTCGATGTAAAGGTGTCCCTTAAGTTCATTGTTTTTTCCTTCGCCTGTTGTGTTGGCGGTTTCTTCGCCTGTTTCTAAGATTTCTTCTGTTGGATGTAACTCACAAAATTCACGGCTATTTAAGAAGAAACAAACAACTTTCTTATGAATTGCATCTAACGCTTGTTTTTGTGTTCTGTAATCGTCTAATATCAATTGTCCAATATATAAGTTACATTCATTTGTAACATAATAAACGTTAATCACTTCTTCATTTACCAGAACACATTTAATTGTTAACCATGTGTTATCACTATCCATTGTCATTTTGTCATAGTTACATTTATATAATTTTGAATAATCTTCGATATTTGCAACTTTTGGATATGCTACACATTCAATTACTCCATTATCTACCATAACCGCGTCATCATGCCAACCACTAATTCCAAATGCCATGTACTCCATAAACTTATAATAATTTT